TGGAAACAAAAGTAATTTTCCAACGATAGGTTTATGCTCCCATCTAACTGCCAAGTCTTGATATAGAAAAGAAGATTCCATACTTGGAGTAGGACAAAGAAAGAATATTTTTCCATCATCCTCGTTTGTTTTAAAATAATAAACTCCAGATACATCTACGTAACCATGGTTATGAATATGTCCATAGTTATTTTTTCTGAATAAAGACATCCAAGAAGAAGTTATCTTATATGGTTTGCAAGATAATCCCATCTCACTGCAATAATATGTTAAATGAGTATCTAATGTTTTCTTAAAATTATTCAGATTATATTTTTGTATGAAATTTGTTTTAAATGTGGGATCAGATAAGTAATGAGTTTTTCCCCATCTTGAATTAATACCAAACTCAATAGATTCAATACAATTAGATAGTTCTTCTTGAACTGTTTGTAAATTATCTACTATAGAATAGTATATTGGTGTAGGAAATATATTTTCAATCACTTGAACTCACAACTCATCATAATTTCTGTTAGACATGCTAACAAATTAATTTCTTGATCTGGAACAATAGTAATATCTTTCATATACTTTGCCATGATGAGAACTGCTTCTGGTATAGATGGTGGTTTTAATACACCATACAAACTATCATAGATCTTTCTCATAACAGAACTAGGATCATTATCCATGTGTTGTACTACCCAGTTCTTTACTGTAGTAAACTCTTTCTTTGCTAGTGCCGAAAGAAGACTATCAAGATTAACATCAGCAACATCAACGAGAATAGCTGAGTCAATGGCTCCATTAGCAGAATAGCGTTGACACTCATTGATAAGCCTGCGCCAATCAGGATAATACCGCTTAATAAGTTTAGCCAGAACTTTGTCTTCAAACGTAACTTTCTCATCTTTAAGAATCCCTCTTAATCTATCAAAAAATTTACCTTGCAATTGAACTGATTGCTCAGGTTTAATTCTAAAGTCAACAACTGTACATCTAGAATGTAATGGTTCAATAATCTTATTGATAAAATTACATGTGAATATAAATCTACAGTTACTATGAAACTCTTCTACAGCACTCCTCAAGGAAAGTTGTACATCATTAGTTGTGTTGTCTGCCTCATCAATGATGACAACTTTATGTGATGCACCTGATGTCAATGATACAGTTGTAGCAAACTGACGTACACGATTTCTAACTGTGTCTAGAAAACGACCTTCGTCAGATCCATTGATCATAATATAGGATGCACCTATCTCATCACATAAAGCTTTAGCAATTGTAGTTTTACCTACACCTGCAGTGCCACTCAAAAGAAGATTAGGTAGTTCTCCTTGGTCAACAAAACCTTGAAACACTCTACGAGTGCTATCAGGGAGAATACAATCTTTCACAATCTTGGGACGGTATTTCTCCACCCACAAAAATTCTTTACTCATAATAAAATCCAATCAGGTTTGCGTGATGGGTCACGCAAATAATTTGTAGCAACCCAAGGTTTGGATGCAACATAGCGTTTGTATGCAGTGAAGATGTCAATACTTGTATCGTACTTGAACTCGTCAGGACCTGCAAATGTAAATGATGATGGTAAGTATGGACTAGGTGCAGAAGGTATGATAGTTGTTGCTTCTATCAATGTCTTCTCACAACTGTGTGACTTGCCATAGCGATGCTCGTACTCGTTGCAAAGAGCAAGACCATGTGCTAGTAACCACCATGTATTTTCTAGGCAAGAGTTTGCCCATATAGTGCAAGGATGATTACGGAATGCACCCTTGTCTGTCTTGTATGCTTGACCATCAAGACGATGTAGATCACCATAATTGTGACCCCACTTGTCAGAGCATACTATAGATAGCATTTGACAAGTTTCTAGAGGCATCTTGACAACGTGTTTGTCAGGTAGATGTCTAGCGGATGTAGTTGGTGATGGATCTGTTACAAAGATATTCATTCGGATGCTCGCCAGTCTTTTCTCATTTTAACATATATTTCATTTTTTGCAACCATGTCACGAACACTCTTAAATATTTTAGCAGACTTAGCAAAATGACAAGTAGCATGATCTTCTTCTTGGGGTATTACATTTCCTTCTTTATCATACTTTTTACCGTCTCTATGATTGGCATATCTCCTTGATCTAGTAAATCCCATTTCTAAAAACTTACGACACATATCCATACCTATAAAGTCTTTCTCTTCTAGGTAATCTAGATACATGTCAAAGATAGTATGTGCAGACATCATTGCAATCTTTGGAGTCTTAAATCTCCAATGAGCACAGATATCGTTAGTATAAGGGCGAACCAGTAGAACCCCTTGCTCCCCTCTTCCAATACGATATAGTTTACGAGTCTCCTCGTTTGTAAAGTCAAGTCTTTTATAATCGAGATCATAATCAAATTCTTTCATAATCAATAAACTGGTATTCAGTAAACTTATATACTCCAGTATAATCTGGAAACATTTCTCTGAGTCTTCTTGTGACAGCAAGTCTACGTTCAAAGCGATTCATTCTTTCAACTTCGCTAGTGTGTCTTCTTAATATACTCTTCATGTGTTTTATTTAAAATAACGATGCGTCCGTTTTCAATGATAAATTGTAACTCATCATCGTTACTCCACATAAGTTCTTCATACAATGCGTTCAATCTACGCATATCATCATATAAGTCGTTAGGCATTAGCGATTCATTTTGGTTTCTATGTTTTCTTTGATGCTACCCATATCAGAATAAGAAGCGTTCATACCTGACATGTTACCAGTATATCGGTCTGTGTGCATTACCTCATCAAATCCAGATCTTTCTAATATCTTTCCTTTGATTTCTAATTGTTTCTTTTCCTTTTGTATACGTCTTAGAAACGCATAGTATATAATCTGTGTGAAATAAGCAAAAGGGTTCTTTGATTTTTCTGGATTAAAGTTATCAATATACTGTAAACAGTTTTCAATACCATCACAAATCATATCTTCTCTAAACATATAGTTTACGAAGTTTGGTTTGTATGACAGGTGTGTTGCGATTTTTAAAAAACAAGATCCTATGTAATTATTTACTCTAGGACGTGCTTCTCCAGCTTCCTCGGCAGCGTGAACTTGCTCACGATAAGCTGTTATCGCAGCGAGAAATTCTTTGTTATTTACATAGTACTCAGTTTTTTTTCTTTTCATTACTGCGTTGAATGATGTCTTTAGTATAGCAAATGAAACGAGTTTTGTAAAGGTACTTGACAAACTGTTAGATAACCAGTACACTAACCGTGTAGCGGGTTTAAGGTTAATCTTAACTCTTTTTAAATATATCTTCTAAAGACTTCTTGAATTTAGACACCGACCCGACGTAGCCTGACTTTCTAGGCAACTTGTCTGCAGTGTTTGCTAAGGTTTGACCACTCTTCATTCTTTCTAATGTTTTTATATAAAATTCTTTAATAGTAGGATCTATCTCAGACATTGTTACAATATGTTCTCTATTCATAACAAACATATCCTCAAACGTCGCCGACATCCATTCCTTGAATGCAAAACCAGCAATTTCCAACGCACCTTTTCTTTGTCTCTGCACTTCTACAAGAAGAGGATCCTCTAACATAACCTTATCTTCATCTTCAAGATAGATAACCTTTGCTACTATCTCTTCACCAGTTACGATTTTTATTGTTGAATAAAATTCTTCGTCTTTCATATTAGTTTGCTCTAAGGTTTACTCTTATAACTTCATACTTAAAGTTTTCATTGTTGTATATGTTTACTCTTTCATTCAAATGCTTCAGCGTATAGTTCTGTCCACCAATGTCATCTGCAATGTCATACAACGTTGCTATGTCCTTACCTTCTCCTTTCCTGAGAACCCTACCAATTGATTGTAGGTTTCTGATTCTGGACTTTGATGGTGAAGCGAACACGATGTTGTGAAGACGCTTAATGTTAATTCCAGTTGAGAAGGTGCCGTAAGAGGCAACGATGATTGCATTAGATTCCGTCTCTGTTAGATTGCGTACTTCTTCCCTATCTTCTACGTCAGTTCCTCCGTGTACAAAAAATACTTTACGTGAGGATTCTACATTATTATTTATCAATTCGTATAATGGTGTACCATGCTTTTCTACATAGTTAAATAGTACTAGGGTGTTACCATCTAGGTCCTTGACTAGATTCTTTATGAGGTTATTTCTACCTTTATGCTCCACAAGATATTCTATTTCATCTTGATATGTCTCGAAATACTGAGGAGCATGTTTACAAAGTAGGATTTTTATCCTAAAATTAGAAAGGTAACCTTCCTTGATTAGATCATCTGTTTTAGTTACTTGTTCACACTTGCCAAACAAACCTTCTAGTACCCACTTGTGAGTCTTACTCCCATCTAGAGTACCAGTAAAACCAAACCTATACTTGGCATTGTGTAACTTAGTCATGATACCTGTCAATGACTTTGACTTAAAGAGATGTGCTTCATCACCAATTACGCAATCTATATCATCAAAATATCTTTTAGGAAATTTGTAGATAGATTGCCAAGTTGATATTATAATAGGTTTTTCAGTATTCTTATCTTTACCAGAGTAAATTTTATGTACAAAGTCGTTAGCGTTCCACCCGTAAGAAATAAAATCATTGACCATCTGCTCAACGAGGGATGTAGTTGGGACGACTATAAGTATCTTCTTTGCGGTGGCAGTATAGTATCTGACTATGGAGTAGATCATCAGAGATTTCCCACTACCCGTAGGAGAAAGTAACAACTTACGATTATTTTTTATAGCCTCGTAGACTGCCTTGTATTGGTAAGTACGAGGTTTTATATTGCAAACCTTATCCATAAAGGTTTTAACACCTGCTGGTGATACAAAATTATTCTCTTCATGTATATCACCATACCATTCACTACTCTCATACTCTATCTGGTATTGTTTTCATGTGCCCATGTATGAAGATGTTCTGTTAGACCATGATACAATGCACCAGTAGCAGGTGAATCTGCCATGAGTCA